ATTCAAGACCCAACAGAAAGAACTGCCACACTTACAAAACTTCGTCGTGATTATGATGATAGGCGCTGGCAACTAGAAGCAAAACGTAACGCAGGAGATGTTGGTGGTAAAGTTGCTCTCGGAGGCTTAGGGGCTGCTGCTGGTTATGGTATTAGCAAGGGTTTGTTGAATCGTGGCGCTGATGTCGCACAAAAATATAGCCCTTCATTGGGGGACGCTGCCAAAGAAGAGTTTATTGGCGGATACCTAAGTAATTACAGTAAGGCAAATTTTGGTATCTCGAAAGAAGACTGGGAAAAGTTGACTCCATCCCAAAAAAGAGATTTCAAAAAAGGTCTTGCAATTGGAGGTGTATCTGCTGGTGTCGGTGTTGGTACTTACGGTTTGCTAGAGTCTTTGCATAATTCTAGAGAAGATTTAGATTACTATAAGTCTTTAGCCCTATCTAGAGCGCCAAATAATTTATCCTCTATAGGTAGAGAGGGTTTAACTACCTCTGGATTTAGTCGAGCAGATTTTGCTAATCCTATTCACGGCTTGTTGGCTAAAACAGGGGCTGCTGCTGGAGCCTTGTCTGGATATCAAGATGCAGACAAGAAATACTGGGAGGGCAGAAAAGAAATTGAATATATCGCTGACCCTGAAGAACGTGCTAATCGGTTACGCGACTACGACTCTTTCAACTCCAAACTTGGTCGCGCTGGTAGTATGTTAAAGTCTTCTGCTATTCGTGCTGGTATTGGTGCTGGCATCGGATACGTGGGTAGTAGAACTGCTGGTCATCTATTTGGCGACCGACCACAACCACAAGCACAACCTATAAAAACAACTAATATGAATAAAAAAATCAGGAAAGCGGCTAACTTTGCTCTGTCCAACTTAAATTTGAGTCCTAATGTAAATCTTGGCGCTAAAATTGGTGCTGGCTTAGGTCTAGCTTCTGGACTTGGGATTGGCGAGTCAGATAGAGAACGCGAGAACACTGACCTTGGTGGTCGCCTTGGCAAAATTGTAGGTAAAACTGCAATTGGTGGTGGACTTGGAGCCGCAGGTGGATACGGGTATAATAAGTTCAAAGATGCAAAAGCATTTAATAATGCAGACGCAGCAGTTAAAGCAAATGTCGCACCACCTACACCTGACAAATCCGTACAACAAGCTCGTATGGATGCTCAGGCTCAAAAATGGAAAGCTTATGAAAATAGACCGCCACAACCACAAGAAGTTTCACAACCTTCTCGTTGGGACAAAATAAAAAACTATTTAAACAAGGATGTAAAAGAAGTGGGACAAGACATTAGACAAGGAATCCGAAACACTACTGGATTTGAAAAAACTATTCGCAAGTCAGCCAATTTCCAAGACCCAGCCACAATTCAGCGCTTAATCCAAAAAGGCAGTACATATATCCCTCAAGATAATACTGGAGTTGTCAGTCTCGAAGCTACCTTACGCGGTAAGGTGCAGAAAAAGAAGTTGAGAGAGCCTAAAGTTCCTGCAAGTATGGGAGTTAAAGAAATCAACTCAATGATTGAATCTGGAAAACCTACTGGTAAGTATTTTAGTAAGTCGGTTCGTAAGTCTGCTGTATTTCAACAACGCGGATTGAAGTCTGAGGCTGAATTTGGTATTGGGAGAAGAATTGGTGATGCAATCAGCGCTCCTAGCTTACTGACGCAAGCAGGAAGATATATTGCTGACCCTTTGGGCAATACTTTTAAAAATGCTGCCAGTAATGCTAGAGGCGGAGTAGCTGGAGGACTATTAAACCGAGCGTTAAGTATCCTACCTAATGCTCAAGGGGCAAAAGCTAGAGTAGCTAAAGCAAACTCGCTACAAGGTATTGGTGATTATCTGCATACTAATGAAGGCGCTGACCGCGCCGCTATTGGTACTGGACTTGTAGCTGGAGGTGGATTGCTGGCACTCGGTATGGCAGCAGGTCGTAAGCCTAAAGTTCTAGAAGAAGAGCAGTACAGAACTCAATAATAGTCAGTCACTACGTCAGTTACGCCAAAAAGCCATAAATAATGCCATGCTGAGAAATTAGTGTGGCATTATTGTTTTAATCCTAAAAAAGAAAATAATAAAAATGGATGAAGAACAAGATTTAGGCGCTCAGGACGCTGGTATGGAAGGAGCGACCGAACTCAATCCTACCAATGCTTTTGGCGAATTACTTCTAGACCTTATCGAAGCCCAATATGAAGGTGACATTGATGCTGGTATTCAAGCTCTCGTTCAAGCTACTGGTTTGAGCGAAGAAGACGTAACTGGCTACATTAGCGGTGAAAACATCGTCGATGACACTGACGTACTTGAAGCAATGATTGGAGCTTTCCCTGACGCTAACGACGAAGATATTCAAACTATTATCGAAGTTGCAAGCGGAGTTGAAGAAGCTGACCGAGAAGCTCTAGAAGCACAATATGAAGGAAACGAAGACGCTGAAGGAGGCGTAGACCCAGAAATGGCACAACAAGGCGCAGACTATGCGGCTGCTTATAATCCCGTAATTCAAGCTAACTTTAATCGTGCAGTTGCCGATGAAATTCAACGAGTACGTGCAGAAAATGAAGCTTTACATGCAAACTTTGCCAAAGCTCAATTTGAAGCTAATCTTTCTCAAGCTTTGACTGATTTGAACGCTCGTATTAGCCAAGACGTTGTAGATGGTATTATCACCCCTGCAATGAAGGAAGCTCTTATCGGTAATTTCTCTGACCCTCGCCAACGAGTAGCTCAGTTTACTGGCATTGCTCAAACTAACGGTGCGCGTGACTTGCAAGAACAACTCAATATGTCGGAGTTTGCTTATAGCTTGCTTCGTAATGTTGCCAATGTAACTCAGTTCACTGACTTCTCTGTTAGCGCTGAAGAAGTTGCGACTGCTAATTTCTCATCTAGCCTTGAAGAAGCTGCTAAGGGCGACCTTGTAGCTATGGGTCTGGATTTCGGACTATAAGGAGAATAGAAAAGAATGTATTTAACAACTCAAAAATATATCCGTAACGGTAAGGCAATCATTTTCAACGCCGCAGCTAAGAAAGTTGCAATTGACGGTGTTGAAATTAAGAGTGCCGATATTCAACTCAACTCTGAAGGGATTGCCGCAGTTCCTGAAGGTAGCTTCATCGCTACTACTGGCACTTCTGGCGAAAGAGTTGCCCGTTTTCTTCCTCGCACTCGCTTAAACGCTGCGACCGCTACTAACTCTCCTACTATCTCGTTGAAGACTCCTTGTTCTCAATTTAAGGTTGGGGATGTACTGTACGCAAAGCACTGTTTCGCTCGAATCAAGTTTGTTGGTACTTTTGCAACTAGTGATGTTATTACTGCCAAGATTGGTGGTGTAACTTATTCGGCAACTGTAGGTGCTACTCACACTGGTGCTGGTGCTGCTGCTGATTTCGCGACCGCTAACGCTGCTGCTCTGTTGGCTGCTGGCATTACCTTCGCTCAAGTCGGTTCCACTGCTGTAGCTACTATCTATGCTAATGACAGCTATGATGTGTACTTCACTACCTCAGGCGCTGCTGGTCAAGTTGTTGTCGAAACTACTGAAGCTGGTTACTTAGGTGACAATCTCACTCCTTTAGGCACGATTCTTGCAATCGGCGCTGAAAATGCTACCACTGGTGTTCGCTCGGTGACTTTGGCTGCTAACGCTGCTCAAGCTCTACCTATCAACTCTATTGTCGGTATTAACGTTGAAGAAGTTCTCGGTTTGTATCCTGACCCTGTAGACCTAACCAACGAGCCTGTGCGACATTTTGCAGTTATCAGTGAAATTGCTGGTATCTATCAAAACAATCTGCCCTACATTGACCGTCAATTGAAGCGTTTGTTTGGTTTGCACTTGCACATTAAACCATACTTCAACAAATAACGGAGAAACATAAAAAATGGCAATGTCCCCTATTGAAAGCTTTTTAAAAGAAGCTCGTGCTGCTAAAGCGGCTGACTTGGTTATCAACAATACCCTTCGTCAAACCAAAGAGCGCAGCAAAGTTCTCAACACTTATGTTCCCTTGATTGAAAAGACAGGTCGTGACTGGCTTGCTTATCTTGGGACAACCACAGACCCCATCGCATCGTTAGTTGCAACTGGTCAGGACTACCCTGAAGCGAAAAAAGGCGACTTCTCACGCATTCAAGCTCGTAACTTCAAAGCAGCGATTTCGTATCACTGGGACGAAGATACTCAGTGGCGTATGCAAGAAGTTAGCGAAATCGCTAAGCTTCGCAACATCACCATTCAGAATATTCAAGTCTCTGAAGGTAAGGTGCAATTGGGTCAAGATAACGAATTGGCTAAGGTTATTTTTGGTTCTGTAGCTTCTCTTGTTCGTGGTCACATCAACTTGATTGACTATCTTGCTTGGCAGACTCTACAAACTGGTAAGATGGAGTATACCGACCGTCGTACAGGTCTGAACGTTTCACTTGACTGGCGAAAGGCTATTCCATTGAGACGCAACAACTTTCCATTTCCTGTGTATCAAACAGACTTTAATGGAACTGAAACTGTCGATAGCTTGAAACGCGATTGGACACAACATGAGACTGCTGACCCTTTACAAGACCTTGTAGATATGCACTCTAACTACAAGTGGGTTAATGGATTTCCTGCTGATGAGATTGCTATCTCTGAGCGTTTACTTCTGAACATGGTTCGTTGTAAGTCCGTTAAGGAAGCTGTAGTTACAGCTAATGTTATCGGTAACGTTATTACTGGTACTCCTAGCATCGACCAAATTAATGAAGTTCTGACTCGCAGATTCCTGCCTAAGTTTGTCTTAGTTGACGATTATGTGGAATTGACTGATAACGAGGGCAAAGCAGTTCCTACTCGCGTACTTGATGAAGGTACTGTCGTGTTCTTGAGCCGTCAAGGTCAATTCAATCGTATCCTTGGTGGTACGTTGGAGAATGGAGGGAAGGCAGGGATTTACGTCAACACGTACACCAAAGCTGGAGACCCGCCTCTCTCCATCACCAACACTGCCAGTATGCAGTTGGTCAGCGCAGTGACAATCGGAAAAACTGGCGCAGCGCGCAAAATGAGCAAGCAAGCAAGCTTAGAATCGTCTGTCAGCTTAGCCGAGTTCAATACATGGGATTCAACTCAAGGACTCACTGTCATCTCCTAATACTAATCCTAATTAGTTAAAATTAAATCCCTCTTCCGACAGATTGTTGGTTGGGGGATTTTTGTTATTATGTATACAAGTGGTCTACCGAATAGCTACGGGAACGCAAATTAAGGATTGCCCGACCACTTTTTTTCTTTTTCCTTAATATCCTTATCACAGAATTATGAAACTTCCAAGAATTGCTGGCATCTATAAAATTACAAATACTCTAAATGGGCTTTATTACATTGGCTCTACCGTAAACATTAAGAAAAGACATTACGGGCATTTTTCAAAACTTAGAGTAAATAAACACGCTAATTTTCATCTGCAAGCTGCTTTCAATAAATACGGTGAGTCTGCTTTCCAATTTGAAATTGTAGAAGAATGTCTGGGTAAATCTATAGAAGAGCTAAGAGCCGTCGAGCAGAAATATCTAGACGCTATCCCAGATTGGCGTGAATGTTACAACATGGTAAGAATTGCTAATCATCTAAAAGCTTTACCACCTATTAAAGAATCTACAAGACAAAAGATGTCTCTCAGAAGAGGTGTGGCTAATCCCAACTTTGGTAAGAAGCATCCAGAAGAATTAAAGCTTGAGATGGCTGAAGTAAAAAGAGTTCGTGGGTCTGGTGTCTATATTACAAAAACTGGTACTTGGAAAGTGAACATCAAGCTTTTAGGAGAAAAGACAGACACTTACCTTGGCACATACCTTGGAGAAGCTATAGCAAGAAAGGTAAAAGACTTAGCTGAAAGGCTGTACTGGGATAATGATATTTCTGTAAAAGAAGAATTAGATACCCTAAAAAGAGGGGCAATAACAAATACTGTAAATGCACGTAAATATGGTACAGGCGTGAAGTTAACTGCTGATGGCACATGGCTGGCTATTATTTCTGTAAACCATAAGAAGATTTATCTCGGTATTTATAAAACAGAGCAGCTTGCACGAACAGTTAGAAGTTTAGCTGAAAAAGTTTATTGGGACAATGATGAATCTTTATTGCCAGAACTAGAAGCCGCTAAATTGCAAGCAAACACACCACATAACCAAAAACATTATGGTGGTGGAGTAGTGTTTGACAAAAGAAGAGGTGATTGGTTAGCTAGAATCCGTTTAAACGGTAAAACTGTGCAAGTAGGTACTTTCAAAACCGAAGCCGAAGCAAAAGAACGTCGTGTGCAAGCTGAAAAGTATTACTATGACGGCGACGAAAGTTTTGCTTATCTGTTTAACAAACCTAAAAAAGAAAAAGCTTTACCTACTGGGGTACAATTACGTGATAACGGTAAGTATCGTGCAGTAATCAATATAAACAATAAGAGGCATACTCTTGGAACGTTCACTGAACTTGAAGACGCAATCGCTGCCAGACTAGCCGCAGAACAATCTCTGCTATCATAAATACATCTACACTTATACAACTATGATTCCCAAAACACCCCCAAAGCAATATCGTATTTTTCCCGCATATATAAATTATGAAGGATTTGTAGTCCCAGAGGGTATCTACAGTGAAACAGAAATTGACATTGTAGAAGCCAGAGCTAAATCTACCGCAGTTCTGGTTAACGCTAGTGAGTTCCAAACCGTTACTCCCGCCAACCACAACCCTGACATCTCCTTCATTCCTAGCAACGACCTAACCTTCGACAATACAACCACAATCCACACAGTTAAAAAGCTGAAAATCAATAGCGCCCCTGCATCCGAAATTGAAGCTCTCAAGTTCGTTGGCAAAGTAGCGACCCAAAAAATTACCGAAGCTCGTAAAGATGCTAAAATTGAATCATATTCACAACTAGACCGCATCGCTCCACTCAAGAGCAAGAAATGGGAAGACATCGCCGTTATCGACTTTGAACTGCCCGACCCCACTCATGGTCTAGTATACGAAGGACTCAAGACATTCGGCTACACCGCAGAAACCACAAATGGAAAATCAGCTTAAAGCGCCAAACCTACCCAAGATGAAACAAGGGGCAATGAAACCGATGTTCGGTGAACGTTTGCCCCAAGCTCGTATGGGCGCAACCAACAAAAAAAGTGGCGGTTTCACAGCACCAGTAGTAAAGCGCCGCAAAGGTGTAATCTCAGCAGGTATGGGCAAGAACATGACATTCGCATTTATGAACACTAACCTAGCTAACTTCAGCTCAGACAAGCCCTCACTTCTTTTTTCTGCCAACGAGCGCCAGCGAGTAGCCGAGTTCCTAAATTTAACTGGTCGCCAACGATACTACAGCATCGACGACATTCCCGACGATGAACTAGCCGAAATGACTGACCAACAAATTAACGAAGCAATTCACAGGCAACAGGAAGTAGAAGCCAAAAACAAAATCCGTGAAAGTGCGAACAACCGAGCCAACTATCGTGCCAAACTAGATACATTCCGCGAAGGTAAGTCTGCTATTCGTCAAGGCTATCTACCTTATGTTGGAAAATTACTTTACGGGTAAATTATGAAATACGCAAACATTCAATCCCTAACACGTAAGCTTAAAGGTCGATTAGAAGTAGTTGAACAAGAGACATCAGGCATCACTGGTATTGCTACTCAAGAGATTGACGAAGCTACTGTTGAAATGCTTGTAGATGAAGTGGAATTAGGGGATATGGATACCTATCTTCAAATGATTTATGAGTTTCCTTTAAAGCTTACTGAACCTTCTACAATTAATTATCTAAAGATGATTGCAGAAGACATTTCTATTGCCAAAATCATTGACTTCAAATTTCCTCGTCAAACCGATGGCGAAGCTAATAATGATGGATTCAGTCAAATAACTTTACAACGAGGCTTAGACCGTTTACAATCCCTATTCGCTGGTA